TGTGGTTGTTCCTGTTACTGTCGTAGCACCCGCTGTGCCGCTCGTAATCGACCCTGTAGCCGTTGTATTGTGCAAAGGGTTGCCCATCGTAAAGGTATTCGCTTGACCCCGCAGAGCGGCAAAGAAAGCCTCTACCTGCTTGGCATCAGATCGCTTTAGCGGCGGTAGTGTGACCTCCGCTTCCCAGCAAACACCTTGATGCTGATAAACCTGTTGGTCATAGGTAAATGGCGATTTGCTTATTGCGGTAGCAGATCGCAAACGCATAGTCATTGAGGTAAAGCCTACATTTGGAAACGCCGCCATTACACACCTACCATTGCCTTGCTGAAGCCGCCGCCTCGCATTCTAGCATCAGCGACCGCTGACTTGGCCGCATTGCTAATCTGTGGCAGTAGGTTAGCAATCTCAGCACGCACGGTTTGCTGTACGCCTGTCGTGACGTTAATTGTTTGATTGACTACTACACCGCCACCGCCTAACTGGTCATTGGGTACTACTCGCCCTGTTGTGCTTGGTATGAATAACTCAGGGCCGCGCTCGCCTACTATTGCAGGTCTGCCGCCAGTTGCTACACCACCATTTGCAAACGCTGGAAGGCCAGAGCCGCCACCACCGCCGCCTGTAGGTGCTGGTGTGCTACCGCCTCCTAATGCGCCCGTAATAGCGCCGAATGCCGCGTCAACAAGGTACTTCTGCACGAGCATTTGAATAAGGCTATCAATAACTGATTTCGCCATAGATTTAATAGCGTCGCTAAACCTCTGTGCGCCAGTGATTGCCGCTGTAAATGATTTGCCAAGCCCGTCAATGCCCTGATTAGCCAACTTTATAAGGCCGTCTTGCAAGTCGTCGGCTTGAGTACGTGACTGCTTTAATCGGTCGATAAAGGCCTCAAAGTTGCTAGGAGGTGCGGCCATTGTTTGTATGGCTTCCCCTGCGGTAGTAGCTACCTCTGCCGTCTCACGTACTAAGTCGGCTATACCGCGCAATCCACCTACAGTCCCGCTGAAGTCTACGCGGTCAATCTTTTCAAAGGTCTGCAAGGCAAACGTAACAGGCTCAAGATTAAACTGCTCAAGGTTAAAAATTGGCTTTTTGCCGAATCGCTCTAATGCCTTGTCTATCAGTTGAGTAAACGAAATAATGGTGTTGATCTGACCTTTAATGCCCTCAACCAAAGCGTCAAACAAAAAGTTAATGCCAGATATTACTGGTGAAAATAAATTAGCCGCACCAATAATCATGTTAAAGCCAATGATCACGCCGTTCACAAACTTTTCAAAGTTGTGCAGTGCAGAGGATGCAAACTCTAAAAACGCCGCCGCAGAATTGATCGCAAAAGCTCTAGCGCCACCTTCGGATGCCATTAGCCCCTGAGAAAAAGTTGTTAGGCTGTTAGCTACAAACTCGATAGCTGGTGCAAGTGCGGCTGTAAACTGACTAACTAAGCCCTTAGATACGCTCATCATGCGCGTTATCGCGTCATTAGCAGATTCAACGCCTGCCGCCGCATCGCTTGTCATTACTAGGCCAAGAGTTTGTGCCTCACCTAGCATTTGCGCTAAACCTTCGCGGCCTTGCCCCAAAGTATTTACGAGCGCCGCACCCTCAGAGTCGAACAGCTTAAAAGCTAAACGTAGTCGGTCAGACTCGCTCTGTACGCCCTCAAACGCGTCAGCTAATACGAGCATACGCTGATCTAGGGGCAAGCGTACTAATTCACGTGCATCAACTCCTAGCTCGCGCAAAGCACCTTTCGCTTCACCTGTGCCAACAGCCGCCTCTGACGCTCGGCGGGTAAACCGCTGTAGCGCCATGTTCATGGTGTTGACTTCGACGCCTGTTAGTTGCCCCGCGTATTGCAGAGCGCTCAAGGCTTCGGTAGTGGTGCCTATCTTGCCTGCCGTTTTAGCAAGCGCGTCGGTAGCCTTCAGAGAGTTAGATACAAGCAAACCTAAACCGCCAGCGCCTACAGCGGCGACTAGCGCGGTTTTGAAGCTGAAGAAAACTTTGGAGAGTTTGCCAAAAGCGGCCTGTATTGACCGCAAAGCCTTTTGCGTCTGGTCAAACGCTTTGATGATAATGCTAACGGACTCAGTTGCCATCTTTCGACTCGCTCATGATCTTGAAGTAAGCGAGCCACTCATGAAACTCAGTAACCGATATTTGCTCTACTTCTTCAATGGTCTTGTGTAACCGATCAGCCAAGGCAATGAGGTTCATCCTAGACTGATCGGTCCTCAGTTTTTTTCGACATCCTCAAATGGGTCGATAGTGCCAAACATCTCATTAGCGATCTGTGACACTACTGTCGTTTCCTCCCCCATCAAATCAATCTTGTCCTCAGCGGAGCTAAACAGCTTTTCGCCGTCTTTGCTTTCTGCTTTCATGACAATCAGATCGACCATCGCCGCGATGCTAGGGTTCTGCATCACCTGTGGATGACGTTTCTGCAATTCGTTGAGGTCGTAACAAGTGAGCGGGCGACAGTACAAGCTAAACGGTCCCTCGTCATCTGCCCACTCTTCTACGTCGATTTTGCGCCGCGACTGCTTCCTGCGCTGACGCAACTCTTTAGCGAGTCCCATTAGTTAGTCGCTTCTGTTACTGCGCCAGAAACTTGCACTGAAAACGAAGCCTCAACCAGACCGTCGTATGATGCCGAGATAGTCTTAGCTGTTACGAGGCCACCGCCTGAGTAATACTTTTCGCCCGTGCCTGTGCCAGTAGGATGAATTTCCCAGTCGATATCCGCCGCCGTATCAAGTATCAACTGTTGTGCATCAGAGTCGTCCCACAACGCATCCACAGTCAATGTCGCGTCCTTGAGGCTTCCAAGGTATGACTTTACTGTGTCACCCATTACAGTATCCTCGATAGTGTCAGCAGTCTCGTCGATGCTGTAAGAACGCACCTCACCAACTGCCGCAACTGATCCACCATTAGCGGCAATTTTTACGACACCGCTTGAGCCTTTATGTGTAGCCATGAATTTTCTCCCTTACGCGTCGCCGCGTGTATATGAATAAAGAACCTGAACGGTAACGATAACGCCGCCAATGGGGTCTATTGTACCATCATCTACCTCAACGCTAATAACCTGCGTATCTATCGCGTAACCGCCACGCGTCCTATCGTCGTCGAGCTTTTCGTCGATAGCCTCTACAATCTGATTGCGGGCTGTATCAATGTTTCTGTGTTTGACGTAGCAAATAAGCTCGTAATCAATCGTAGCCTGTCTGCTCGACATACTGCCGCCAATGCTGGCGTCCTCTCGTGTTTCGTTTGCTGTCCGCACCAAGATCGCTGGAAACTGCGCGTTTGAGAGCTTGTCAAAATCAAACGGCTCACGCGTGACCTTCTTGACGTTAGGCGTAGTGATCGCTTGTAACGAGGTGACTAGATTAGATGCAACGCTTTCTCTGACACTCATATTTTCAAGCCCTTAAAGTACACGTCGCGGATCGCTCGACGGTCAGCCTTATTGAGTCCAAAGAATGGACGCTTGCGATTGTTCTGCGCCGCTTTTGCAGATTCTGCCCTGCTGTCAAAGTAAATCAAGCCGTCCTGACCACGCAAGCCCGACTGCATCGACTTACGCATACGACCTGTGAATATGAGCTTAACCTTATCGACCTGTCTGCCTTTGCTTTTGCGAAACCCTTTATAGGCTTCTGAGTACGGACGGAACGGTTGCTCGTGTATGTCTAAGCCTAGACTCGTGCGCTTCTGTATGCGATTCAAGCCCTCTGCCGCCGCTCTGCGCATTGCTCGCTTGTGATTCTGTGTGAACGTGCGCCCTAGCTTCTGCACCATTTTGCGCAGATCACGAGGCTTCGTGTCTATGCTTACAGTAATCATCGGTCTAAGCGGTTAAGGGCGACAGGCTCTTTTTCTTTATCGGTGACAGTGCCGTCGTCGTCTGCGTCGTACTCCACGCCGTCCTGAAATACTGCGTCAAGTTCCTCGCCATAACGTGCCTTGTAAAAGTCGATCATTTGCAAAAAGCGGTCATCGTCAACCCAGTTGGTCAACTGCGGTAGCGCGTATTTCCACAGCACAAGGTATGCCGCTGATCGAGTCCACTGTGACTCAGTGAGGTAACTGGCATCCATCTCGCCAGCAATGCCCTTGCGATGCCACCAGCGGTTGCGGATCTCTCTTTCGATATCTGCCTGCGCTCGTGCGTGTTCGTCGGTAAACGCAGTGATGCCAAAGTCTAAAATGTCAGGCACCAATTCGGTTAGGTTGCTGTCGGTACTAAATGCCATGTCGTCACCACTTTACCTTTGCCGCCCAGTACACCGCATCTAAGGGCGT